GGCAGGCGCTCTAACCAACTGAGCTACACCCCCATATAAATGGTAAATGGTCGGAGTGGTAGGATTCGAACCTACGACCCTCTGGTCCCAAACCAGATGCGCTACCAGGCTGCGCTACACTCCGTTAAAAGAACCAACGATAAATTCCCCATACATCAATGAAGATGAAGAATCCATTTTGTATCATCATAGGATTATCTTTCAATCGCCAGAATAGCCAAGTCAATGATACATGACCGGCAAGAAAGATAAAAAATCCCCAACGACTAAATTCTATGTTTGAAGAGAGTAAGGTAGCCGCCGATAAGAAACAGACGGTACCAAACCACTTCAAGTATTCTATTTGTACTTTACTCAAGCGGCTTTCTCCCAGCCAAAATTTGCACAATTGTATTTTGTATCATCAACGATTACATAATCACCGACAGAAAGTGAACGGTGACCCCATTCAACTCCCTCATCATCAACATGTAGAGGTTTTACAACTTCAACATTTTCTGAATAATCAACATTTGTGATATTCTGACCTTTGAAATCAAAAGTAGGACCTTTTGACCAAGAGCCTTCAATGTTGTTAGTCTTGCGATACACTTCTTCAAGTGCTTCCATTACAGGAACATCATCAGCGATATTTACATTAGCGACATGAATATCTTTGTCGCCAAACGCATTAAAATAAACTTCATATTTCATAATATAGTCCTTTCTCAATTAAGACAGGTATAAAGGACCTGTCCAGTTAATATAAAAATTGCCTTCAAGTACATTGCCACGAGCTTTGTTCAAAGCAGGTGCTCGCCATCCGGCAGGTTTCAAAATGTCACCAACTTTAAAACCTTTTGCTTCAGTTTTTGCAGTAAGTTTTTTGATAACAAAAGCGTGAACAGAGTTTTCACGCACAACTTTGATGTAATTCTGTCCATCTTGTACAGAACAATTTTTTTCAAAGTTCGCTAAAGTTTCATCATAATAGCTTGAGCCTTCAGCACGACCTTTTTCAGTCCATTTTGCATAGTCAAGTTTAGAACCTTCAATCAAGTTCTTAATGCCTTCATCTAAGGTCTTTGCAGTTTTTGTTACTTGTATTGTCATAGTGTTAGTCCTTTCGTCAAGTTATGTGTATATTATATCAAATCTGGAGCCATTGGCAACAGCTTTTTTCACTTTTTTATGAATTATTTTCACTTATGGCTAGAATTGCACCAACCATCATCATACAAAGGCCAATAAATGCGTAAAAAAGTGTCTCGGATAGTGAATTTGCGTATTCCATACACTTTCCGTCACAATCACCGCCTGAACCGGCAGCCATAATGATACCTGTAATGATTAAAATTATTGAAATTGTCATTTTCATAGTGTTTTCCTTTCGTTTTTTTAACTTATACATACATAATACACTACTAAATAAGCGTTGGCAAGCGTTTTTTTAAAAAAAATGCAAAAAATAAGCGAGTAAAATCAACGATTTATGAAATATTTTGTACTACTTTTGTTCTTTTTAGTCATTTCCTGCTCTGGAATGCGAAAAAATTGTGAAATTAAGCCAGATTTAGAGCAAATCGGCAAATCAGCGCTTGAGAATAGAGAAAATCTTGGTGAAACTGAATTGAGAGCTGCCAAAGCAAGTTGTAATTTTTAGATAAATAGTAAAAAGGGAAAAATAATGTCAAATTGTAACAATTGCGGACATGATTGTCATTGCGGAAACACTTGTATTCAAAATAATACAGATGGCGACGGAAATCAAGTTCAAACAGAGTGCTGTAAAAATTGCCGTTGTGCTGATGTAGAAAAATCAGAACAAGAAGCGGGGTTTAACGGCGCATAGAAAGGGTTTATGCCTAAAATGAGAGAGTTCCTATTTTGGAACGAAGCCGGCGAAGAACATAAAAAAGAAGCGATTAGTTTGAAGAAAGCTGTAATGTCAGTTCAATCAAATTACAAAGATAATTTAATAAGCGTAGAATATATTAGTAAAAGAGGACAGCAAGTCACTCAATCTGTAAAAATACCAATGGGAAGAAAAATAAGACAAGCCATGGAACAAGAAAAAAAACGACTTGCTAAAAAAGCAAGATTAGAAGCAATGAGGGCGTAATGCCAGCAATTTGCAGAAAAGGTGATAGTTTATCTACCGGACATGCGTGTACTGGTGTAACTACTTTAGATACACCAGGACAATCAACTTGTTTTGCTAATGGTATTCTTATCGCAAGAGTATCAGACCCAACCGTATCTCATCCAGCACCACCCGTACCACCTTGTCCACCGCATGTAAGATTTGTTAATGTAGGTTCGTCAACGGTTTTTGTAGAAGGCAAAGCAATTGCAAGAATAAACGATAGCGCTGACGCAGGCGCAATGATTAGCGGTTCTGATAATGTTTTTGCAGGTGGTTAAAAAACCTGTATAAATATTACCGTTATGGCAATATACGATTCCACTAATCCAAATACTACTAGTCGTCAAAGTAGAAATTTCGTTGATATCGACTTAGATTTCAACAGAAATGTTGTGACTAACGATATAGTAAAGATAACAGATGTTAACGCTGTCAAACGAAGTGTTAGAAATCTTGTTCAGACTAATTTTTATGAGAGGCCATTTAAACCAGAATTAGGTTGTGGTGTAAGAGAATTATTATTTGAAAACTTTACACCATTAACAGGAATATTTTTAAAAAGAAAAATTGAAGAAGTATTAGTTAATTATGAACCAAGAATTCGTTTAGAACAAATCACCGTTGATGATGACATTGATGGTAACAGATTAGTTGTAAATATTTATTTTTATGTTCAAGGAGTAGCTGAACCGGTTTCAGTCACAACATTTTTACAAAGGTTAAGATAGAATGCCAAGTAGTAAGTTAGATATATCAGAATTAGACTTTGACCTAATCAAAGGTAATCTAAAAACATTTTTAAAAAGTCAAACGGAATTTCAGGACTATAATTTTGAAGGTTCTGGTCTTTCTATTCTTGTTGACTTGTTATCATACAACACACACTATCTAGCTTATCTAGCAAGTTTATCTACAAACGAAGTTTACTTAGATAGTGCTGATATTAGAAAAAATATTGTATCAATTGCTAAGATGTTGGGTTATACACCAGCTTCTTCAAAAGCACCTATGTCGGTAGTTGACATTGTTGTTAATAATGCGGCCGGCACAACTTTAACATTAAACAAAGGCACAATTTTTAATTCTACTATTGACGGATTAAAATATCAGTTTGTTGTTAATGATGATATTACAATTACACCAACTGCTGGCGTTTACAGATTTTCAGATGTTAAATTATACGAAGGTACTTTAGTAACATTTAAGTACACCGTAGATACTAAGGATGCAGACCAAAAATTTATCATACCGTCTAATAGAGCGGACACATCTACACTAAAAGTAGCAGTACAGACTTCATCTATTGATACAAAACAAACCGTTTTTGCATATGCAAACACTTTAGCTGAGATTGACGCAAATAAAGAAGTTTACTTTTTACAAGAAACAGATTCCGGCAAATTTCAAGTTTACTTTGGTGATGGTATAGTTGGTAAAAAATTACAAGACGATAACATTGTTATTTTACAATATGTTGTTACAAACCAAGCAGAAGCAAATGGTGTTAACAAATTTACTTTAGAAGGAAACATTGGCGGTTATACAAATGTTTCTATTACGGTAAAATCAGCAGCTCAAGGTGGCGCAGAACCAGAAAGTAATGATAGTATTCGTTTCAATGCTCCGTATGATTACACAAGACAGAACAGAGCAGTAACAAGTAAAGATTATGAAACACTTGTTAGAAGTTTATATCCTAACGCATTATCAGTTAGTGCTTGGGGTGGTGAAGATGAAGAAACACCAATTTATGGTGTAGTAAAGATTTCTATTAAAGCAGCTTCAGGTTCAACTTTAACTAACGCTACAAAAAATGACTTAATTACTAAGTTAAAACAATTCAATGTGGCTTCAGTTAGACCAGAGATTGTGGATCCAGAAAGCACATATGTTGTATTTACATCAAATGTAAAATACGATACAAAGGCTACCGTTAAATCAAAAGAAACAATACAATCAGAAATTATTACAGCTATTAAAAACTACAATGTAAATACTTTGCAAAGATTTGACGGTGTGTTTAGATTTTCTAAATTAACATCTACACTTGATAATGTTGATGAAAGTATTGTATCAAATATTTCTAGTATCAAAATTAAGAAGTTATTAAAACCAACTATTGGTGCTTCTACAAAATATGACTTGTATTACAGAAATAAATTTTATCATCCACATGAAGGTCACAATTCACAACATGGGGGTATTTTAAAATCTTCAGGTTTCTTTGTTGATGGTAATACTAATGAGATGTTTTTAGATGATGACGGAAGTGGTAATGTTAGAAGATATTATATGTCTTCTGGTATTAAACAGATAATTAATCCTACACAAGGAACAATAGACTACACAAATGGTATCGTTTCTATTAACTCATTGACAATTACTAGTGTATCAAATATCAGAGGTAGAGTTTCAACTAATATCGAAGTAACGGTTGAACCTGATTCCAAAGATATTGTACCAGTAAGAAATCAGGTTGTAGAAATTGACGAAGAAGTATTAAGTATCACCGTAGAACCTGATACATTTGTAGGCGGTTCGTCAACAGCGGGAGTAGGATACACACCAGCAAGTGGTTACTAATGAAGCATGGCAAAATTCAATGACAAAATATCTTCAATTATATCTTCACAACTACCCGAATTTGTAGTTGAAGACCACCCGAAGTTTGTACAATTTCTAAAAACATATTACACATTCCTTGAGAGTGTGGAGATTGGTGTTGATGAAGTTCAAACTACTGACGGTATTTTATTAGAAACAGAAACTAACCAGGTAAATTTACTTTTACTGGACGCTGGTCGTTTAGGTTCTAATAGAACACAATTAGATAGTGATGATAAAATAATATTAGAATCCTCATTATTTGGTAAATTTACAAATGGTGAAGTAGTAAAAGGTTCTACATCAAATGCAGAAGCTACAATTGTTGCCGAAGATTTAGGTAAACAAAGATTATTCATTACAGCACAAAATAAATTTCAACTCGGCGAAACTATTGTTGGTCAATCAAGCCGTGCCTCAGCTAAGATAACAACTTATAGAGAAAATCCTGTAAAGAACATTGCAGACTTAGTTTCTTACAGAGACCCCGATAATGCTATCTCTTCATTCTTAACTAATTTTAGACATGAGTTTTTAGCAACACTTCCAGAAAATTTAACAGATGGCTTAGACAAAAGAACATTAATTAAAAATATCAAATCATTGTACAGATTAAAAGGTACAGCTGAAGGTAATAAGATATTTTTTAGAATACTATTTGGTAATGTTGCAGAAACGGTTTATCCTAGAGAAAATTTATTAAGAGTATCTGACGGTAAATATGATACTAGAAGTATTCTAAGAGCTATCAATGATGGCGTTACTGATACCGTAAAATTAATTGGTCGTACTATTACAGGTCAAACATCCGGTGCAACAGCAATTGTAGAAAATGTTTTCAAATATAATTTTGGATCCCATTCTATTACAGAATTTACAATTGATGATGAAACAACTAACGGAACATTTTTAGTTGGTGAAAATGTACGAGGTACCGAAAATGATGATACTGATAGTTTTATTAAAGCGGAAGTAACTGGTATTCCTGGCGACAAAATAATTATTAATGATGGTGCGTTAAACGAAGTTAATGACAAGATTGTATTAACAGGTGGTGGTGAAGGCGCTCAATTTGTTACTACCGAAATTGGTGGTGGTAAAATTAGTGAAATCATTATTGATGATGGTGGTTACGACTTTGACATTGGCGATAGACTTGTGTTTGATAACACAGGCACCGAAGGTGGTGGCGCTCAGGCATTTATATCAGTAGTTAATGGTGGTATTGCACCAGAAGAGGGATTATGGGACGGAGAAAATTTATTTCCTGAAAACACTTCATCTCTCGTAGGTACAAAATACTTAGAGGGTCCTGTTATTGCTTATGACCCAGCAACAATACAAGGTGGATTCTCAGAAGCTGATTTTAGAGGTACTATCAATGACATTGATGATGGTACTAGTACAGCAAATATAAAAATACAAGGTTTAGTTTCAGGCGCAGTAGCAACGATTAGATATTCGGTATACGGCACAGCAGACGAACCGCTTGACTTCAATCCTAATATTTTATATATTACATATGTCGGTCTTACACAATTTCAAAAAGGTGAAACCGTTTATGTCACAAAATCGGATTCAACCGTATTTACGGCAAGATTAAGAACAGGCTTTGGTGCTGAACAAGAAGCGGCCGCTGATAGAGATTCCGTTTATCAGATGATTAGAGATTTAGCTAGTGATACAGATAGATATTCACATATTGTTTTAGAAGACGCTACTACAGATGGTGACGCATATGATGGTAATAAAATTGTACAAGAAAGAAACACAGGTGTTGGTGATATTACAGACATCTTTACAATCAATCAAGGTAATGGTTATAAAAGACCTCCAATTGTTACTTTCTTACCTTCATCTTCTGGTAAAGACTATAAGATTAAAACATTTGGTTCAGAAATTGGCCGTGTTGTAGAAATTAGAACAATTGAACATGGTATTGGTTACGAAAAAGCACCTACACCTCCTACTATTGAATTTTTAAATAATAGTATCATTACAGGATTATCTGGTGGTGTTTTTGTAGAAAAAGAATTAGTAGTAGGCAATACTTCAGGTTTTACAGGTGTTGTTGTTTCATTTGATGAAGTTAGAGGACTTTTAAAATTAGAAGCTGTTACTGGCGGTCCACAAGTAGGTGAAGTTATTGTTGGTAGTATTTCTAATGCACAAGGCACATTACATGTAACAGACCACGCCTCAGCAAGTGTAGCTGTTGTTTCATCAACGAAAACAGATGGTCAATATGTAAACCAAGATGGACATGTATCGGAAGATACAATGTTGATACAAGATAGTTTATTATACCAGGATTTTTCATACATAATTAAAGTTGGTGAAAGTATAAATTTATGGCGTGATAGTTTCAAAAAAACTATGCATAGTTCTGGTTTCTATTTTACAGGTGAAGTTGCAATTGAAAGTAGAATTCGTGGTGGTATTAAATTTCCTGTTAAAGGTATTCAAACAGGTATACTTGAAACACCTATCTTTAGTTTACTCAATACTATCTTCTCTACTATGTTTGGTAGAAGAATGGGAACAGAAACAGATGGTACGACATTAAGAACAACTCCTTTAGTAGATGTTTCTGCTAGAGTAAACAATGGTGTTGAACATTTCCCAGCAAACACTAGAGATACCACGGTTAGACTAAAATATCGTGTTACTGGTATTGTAAGTAGAATTAAGAGACAAGTTAAGAATGTAAATGTAAGACAAGGATTTGCTTATTGTGGTCCTACTTGGAGTACACTAAATAAATTTCATAATTCATCATTTGTTACAGGTAATAATGCTTCAAATGTTACATTTCAGACATTGAGCAATATTCCTATACAATATACGGCAAGTGCATTAAATGGAACAGCTGCATTATTCACAACGGTTTCTACTGAAAATGGTAGATTATTAAAATGTAATTTTGCAATTCCAGCTCAAGTTTCATACGAATTAGACTTATTCTCTACTACATTGAAAACTTGGGACGATGGAACGACAACTTTTGATGATGATACGCCAGCGGTGTAAAAAAAGCATATAAATAAGTAAGAGAGTTAAGAGGAAAAATGGCAAAACAACTATTAAATCGAGGTACCACAGCCAATGACGGAACAGGTGATAATATCCGTACTGGTGCTGGTAAGATAAACGACAACTTTGACGAAATCTATAGTGCTATAGGTAATGGCACCACGATTAACGCTGGTAATTTCTTAACTGATATTAGTACAAATACTATTCAGAATAAGACAATTAGTGGCCTTAATAACACATTATCTGGAATTGGCAATAGTTCGTTAGTTAATAACACCGTATCTTTCGGTGGTGTAGGTTTATCACTTGGCGGTTCAGACGCAACTCCAGCTTTTGACTTGACAGACGCAATAAATTATCCAACATCTTCACTTGTTGGTAATGTTCTAAACTCTCAATTACAAAATTCAGGTTTTATTGTTGTTGACGACACATCAACAGCAACAACTATCACACTAGGTGAAACATTTAAAATTACCGGTGGTACTGCTGTAACTACAGCAATGACAGGTGACCACTTAGATATTACAATTGGTAATATTACTAACGCACAATTAATTAATCCTAGATGGACACTTTCAGATGATACATCTACAACTACTAATATTGAATTAGGTGAAACTTTAACAATTTTAGGTGGTAGTGGTGTTGATACTACAATTTCAGGCGACACAATTACGGTAACAGCTGCAGATATTACTACAACAAACTTATCGCCTACATCTAATATTGCAAATACACAATTAGCAAATTATCAAATTACTTTTGGTGCAGACACACTAGCATTAGGTGATACAACATCTACTATAACAGATTTAAATTTAGATGGCACTTCTTCATTATCAGGTACAGGTACTATCGACCTTACAAGTACAGGTAATAAATTAAGACATGACTTTGCTAATTTTGCAGGTTTACCAGCACATGCAACATATCCTGGTTTATTTACTTTAACTACCAATGACGCAATTCCTAGAGTTGCCTCTACCGGTGGTTATATTGAGTTATTAACAGAAAACTCTTCGGTATCTAAACACGCTGATGTGTCAATTACAGGTATTACAGACAAGGATATTTTACAATGGTCTTCAGCACAAGGCCGTTTTAACGCAGTATCTCCACCATTAGGTATTGCTCAACAATTCAGATTGACAGGTAATGTTACATCAACTGGAAGTTCATCTTTCGCAGATTTAACAGGTACTTGGGAAGAACCTGATAATGCATTATATAATAGCTCAGGTACTTCATTAACACAAAGTTCTGGAGTGTTTACACTACCTGAAACTGGTTTATACTTGATTACATTTGATATGCAATGGTCAGGTGCTTCAGGAGATTTTGTAAGAACACAATTAATGGTTACAGACAATAACTCAACTTATACTGAGGTTGCTCTGTCTGAGGATTCGGTATCAGCAGGTGGTTATGCAAACAATAATGGTTCTTTCTTGTTTAATTGTGGCGACACAGCTAACGAGAAATTTAAGTTCCAACATAGCGGTAGTGGTACCTCTGCTTTATTGGGTAATACAGACTATAATAGGTCTCATTTCACAATTTTAAAAATAGGTTAAGAAAAGTTGTATAAATATTGAGTAAGGATAAAGAAAGAATATGCCAGCAATTATAACAAACAAATTTAGAATTCACAATAGTGAACAATTCCAAGAGTCCTTCTCTGAGGCCGCAGGTAACACTTATTACCTAGGTATCGGAAGACCTCAACCGTTCACTACATCAACTCGTTCAGACGGCCGTACAGAAAACGAAGGTACCGACACAGGTCCTATTACGCCGATTGATTGTATTGCACAAGAAAATTATATCTATGACGACTTGTTGGCAATTAAAAAGATTTCATCTACAGATGTTTCATTTGTAATTCCTAGAAGAGACTGGTCAAATGGTACGGTTTATGACATTTATAGACACGACTATGGCGATAGAGCAACTGGTACAACATCAGCGATTACATCAAACTCTGGTGCGACAACTTTGTTTGACGCTAATTTCTATGTAAAAACTTCAACAAACAGAGTTTACAAATGTTTGTTTAATAATGGTAATTCAGCTTCTACGGAAGAACCATCAACAACATCAACATCTATTCAAACGACTAGTGATGGTTATAAGTGGAAATTAATGTACACATTAACTGCTTCTCAGCAGTCTAACTTTTTATCTACAGATTTTATGGCTGTAGCAACTGATAGTACCGTACAATCAAATGCTATTGCTGGTGCAATTCATGTTGTTTTAATTAAAACTGCCGGTACAGGTGGTACTTCAGGTACACACACAAATATTCCAATTAGAGGTGATGGTTCAAATGGTAAAGTTTCAGTAACCGTTACTGCTGGTACAATTACAGATGTTGCTGTTACAGCACCAGGAACAGGATATACTTTTGGTTATATTACTACAGCAGATATCAATGCCGCTGGAGCAAATTCATTAATTAATGCAGAATTAGATTGTATCATTGAACCAAGAGGTGGTCACGGATACAATGCAATACAAGAATTGGGTGGTTTCTTTGTAATGTTAAATCAGTCTTTAGATGGTACTGAATTAGCAAACTCAGGTGACTACACAGCAGAAAACGATTTTAGAAAAATTGCTTTGTTCAGAGACCCTAAATCAAGTGGTGTTTTGGCAACAGCAACAACACTTAGAGCAACTAAAGCTATTAGATTAGCTTCTTCACCAACACCAGGAACATTTGTACCTGACGAAAAAATTTCACAAGTAACTACAGGCGCAGTAGGTAAAGTTGTAGAGTGGGATAGTTCTAATAGAATTTTATATTACATTCAAACAAGATTTGCAGATGAAGGTGTGGACGCTAATGGCGATATTACCGCTTTTTCTGGAAATAATGTTATAACAGGTGCTACAAGTACAGCAACTGGAACACCAGATACTTCGGTATCGTCAACCGTCAACAATGTTTCATTCACATCAGGTTATGCGAATTCTGAGTTAGACCACGATACGGGAGATGTTCTGTATGTTGAAAACAGAGCGCCAATCGTAAGAGCGGCCGACCAGACAGAAAACATAAAGTTGATTATTGAATTTTAGAGGGAAATAAATGCCAAGTCCAACAGACTTTAACCTCACGCCGTACTTTGATGATTATAATGAGGATAAGAAATTTCATAGAATCCTTTTTAGACCAGCATACGCAGTACAGGCTAGAGAGTTAACTCAATCACAAACCATTCAACAAAATCAAGTTGAAAGATTATCTGACCACTTTTTCAAAAAAGGGGCAATGGTTATTCCTGGTGAAATTTCCTACGACTTAAATTATTTCGCAGTTAAAATCAGTTCAATAACAGGTACATCAAATTTAACTAACTTAGTTGGTGCAGTATTTACAGGTGGTACATCAGGTATTAAAGCAACCGTAATTAATGTTGTTGCGGCCTCAGGTGCTGATCCTGATACTTTATATGTAAAATACAATCAATCAGGTAATGATAATACAACAACTCAATTTAATTCTTCCGAAAGTATTACGGCTACGATAGTATTAAATGGAGTTAGCACATTAATTACATGTGTTGTAAGTGGTACAGGAATAGGTTCAGCAGCTTTCGTTGCAAAAGGTGTTTATTACATCAATGGATTCCATGTAGAAGTATCTGAACAAACTTTAATCCTAGACAAATATACAAACACACCATCTTACAGAGTTGGTTTACAAGTTACAGAAAGTTTCGTACAATCTACAGAGGACACTTCTCTATTAGATAATGCACAAGGCAGTTCAAATGTTAACGCTCCTGGTGCAGACAGATTTAAAATTAGTTTAACATTAACTAAAAAAGCAACAACATCAGTTGATGACGCAAACTTTGTAGAGTTATTAAGACTTAAATCAGGTCTTTTACAAAACTTAGTTAGAACAACTGAATACTCTGTATTAGAAGATACATTAGCAAGAAGAACATTTGATGAAAGTGGTGACTATGTTGTTCGTAACTTTGATTTAGATTTAAGAGAACACATTATTGACGGAGAGAACAGAGGTGTTTATACACTTGCTGAAGGCGGTGATGAAAAGAAAATGGCCGCTGGTCTATCTCCAGGAAAAGCATATATTTCAGGTTATGAAGTAGATACAATTGGTACTCAATTTGTTGATGTTAACAAAGCAAGAGAATTCGCTACACAAAATAACTTTAGAACAAGATTTGATGTAGGTAACTTTGTTTATGTACAAAATATTTATGGCACTCCAGATGTTGGTTTCGTTTCTGGTTCTACAGAGGCATTTAAAGCATTAAACTTATTCAGTACAGAAAATGTAGTTAGAGGTACACAACCAACTGGCACAGGTGCCGGCATTAGAACAATTGGTCGTGCTAAGTCCAGAGGTTTTGAATATCAAACCGGTGTTCCAGCTTCAAATGTATTTTCAAGTTCAGGTTTAACAAGTGCTATTTACAGACATTATCTATTTGATGTAGATATGTTTACACACCTTAGAATACCTACAGCACAAAGTTTTACCGTAGGTGAAACAATTGTAGGCTCTACATCAGGTGCAAAAGCTGTTTATGAAAGTATTTCATCTACAGAGACCGTAACAATTACAGGTTACGGCGCACTACCAGGTTCACAAGTTCAAGTTTCAGCCGGACACAATTTTAGAGAAGGACAATCAGTTACTCTTTCTGGTACTGATATGCAAATCAATAGTGCTGTGTCTTCATCTTATACAGGTATTGCAAGAGATGTAACAGGCACAACATTTGAATTATATCAAACAGATGGTATTACTCCAGTTAATATAACTTCTGGTACTAGTGGAGGCACGGCTCAAGCAGGTGTTATCGTTGTATCAAGTGTACAAGGAATATTTTTACCAGGCGAAGTTATTACAGGACAAACATCTAGTAATACAGCGACTATTCAGTTAGACGCAGTTGGTTTCAAAGGTGTTCAATCATACGGATTTAATCAAGTTAAATCTTTAGGACAATCTGGTTCGCCATCATATACTGCTGATTGTGCTTTAACAGCTCAATGGGGAGAAGTGTTAAGTGCTACTGGTGATGTTACAATACCTTCTGCTGATATTAATGTACAAGGTTTTAATACAAACTTTACAACAGAATTTGTTGTTGGTGACAGATTAGAAGTAACAGATGATAATGGTAATGTTCAATCAGATGTTATTGTAGCTATTATTAGCAACACTTCATTAACATTAAAAACTGGTATTCCAGCAAATGCAACTAGAGCTTCTTTTAGTAGAAAAAGAACAACTTTACAAGGTGCAAATAAAAATGTTGCCTTATTCAAGTTGCCTTACAAAAAAATTAAAACTCTTAAAACTGCTTCAAACGGCGGTTTAACAGATACAAACTTTAAAGTTAGAAGACAATTTGTCGCTACACTATCCTCTGGTACTGCTACAATTACTGCTGGTACTAACGAGACTTTTGCAATATTAACTGAGAATGATTATACTATTTCAGTTATTGATCCTGGTTCTTCAGGTGTTGCACAAGTTGGTAATGTATTAAGTTTATCAGGAACAAACCATGCAGGTGGCGATATCTTCACACTTGGCGGTTCTCCAAATGGTAAAACATTAACATTAGATTTTGGTACAAACTACACCAACGCACAGATTAAAATTTTAGCAACCGTTGACCGTTCACAGGCAGGTTCTAAACAAAAAACTTTAACAACTAATCATGTGACAATAGCTTCTAATCAAACAGAAATTGAAAGTGGCATTATCAATATGAAGAAGGCAGATATTAGCAGACTTCTATCTGTTTATATGTCTCCTAATTTTGCTACAGCGCCTACAACAGGACATGTTGATGTAACAGATAGATTTGACTTAGATACAGGTCAAAGAGATAACTTCTATGATGTTGGTAGACTTAAACTAAAAGTTGGTCAATTAACACCAACTGGTCAATTAAGAATTCAGTTTAACTATTTCGAACATGGTGCAGGTGATTATTTTGATATTGATTCCTACACATCTGGTGGTATCGACTATGAAGATGTATTAACATATACTTCCGATACTACAAGTACGACTTTCGATTTAAGAGATTGTTTAGACTTTAGACCTAGAGTTGATGACGCAACTACTATTGGTTCTGGTGGTGTTAACCGTTCTTTTGACGGCACAGGCGCTTCAGTTGTAGATATGATTAAATTTAACTCAGATGTAACTTCTGATTTTGAATACTATCTACCTAGAATTGATAAAATCTTTATTGACAAAGAAGGCAACTTTAAAGTATCACAAGGTTCTTCTTCATTAGTACCACAAGTTCCATCAAACTTGGCTGGTGCATTACACTTATACACATTAGAAATTCCAGCTTTCACATTATCAACCGAAGATGTAACAATTACTAAGATTGATAATAGAAGATTTACAATGAGAGATATTGGTAAACTAGAAGATAGAATTCAAAACTTAGAATACTATACTCAGTTATCTTTATTAGAAACTCAAGCACAAACTTTACAAATCCAAGACGCAAATGGATTTGATAGATTTAAAAACGGATTTATTGTAGATAACTTTACAGGTCACAATATCGGTGATGTTGGAGACGAAGGCTACAAATGTTCTGTAGATATGGCAAGAGGTGAGTTAAGACCTATGTTTACAGAAAACATTATTGAATTAATCGAAGCAGATGATGATGGTTCAACAATTCTACCTACAGATAGAACAGACGCCAACTATACTAGAACAGGCGATATCATTTCATTGCCTTATACTGAAACGGTTATTATTGACCAACCATTTGCAAGTAAAACATTAAATGTTAACCCATTTGATATTAGAAACTTTGTTGGTACTATTGAGTTAGACCCACCTACAGACGAATGGAAAGAAACAGAAAGAGCACCAGAATTACTAATTAATAATGTTGGTGGTTTTGATACACTTGTTTCAAACTTAGACAATAATGCATTAAATGGTTTTGAAATCGGTACAATTTGGAATGAATGGCAAGACCAATGGACTGGTCAACCTATTGACATTGGAAGTAGAGATACAGGTGGCGTACAAAGAGATGGTCGTAGATTATTTGTAAGTACAGAAATCTCATCTACACAACAAGCAAATCAAACTCGAACAGGTATCAGACAAACTATTGTACCTCAAACGGTAAGAAACTCAATTGGTGACAGAATTATCTCTGTAGCATTTGTTCCATTTATTAGAAGTAGAACGGTAAACTTTATTGCTACAAGAATGAAACCAAACACAAGAGTTTATCCATTCTTTGACAATGTTGATGTTACAAACTATGTAACTCCTACAGGCGGTGCTGTTGGTGGTAATTTAACTACTAACGCAAACGGTGAAGTTTCAGGTTCGTTTGATATTCCTGATCCTAAAGTAAATTCTAATCCAAGATGGCGTGCTGGTACAAGAGTATTCAGATTAACAAGTTCATCAACAAACGGAAGAACAGATGTTCAAACAGCGGCTGAATCCGATTATGTAGCAAGAGGATTATTAGAGACCGTACAAAACACAATTATTTCAACAAGAGAACCAACTATTGTTAGAGATAGTGTTAACGAAAATAGAAGTATTACAAGAACAACTACTAGAGACGCAACAAGAACGGTTGGCTGGGTTGACCCATTAGCACAAACATTCTTAGTTGATGATCCAGGTGGTGTTCAACTTACATCTATTGATTTATATTTCTCATCTAAAGACGCAAATATTCCTGTAACTTTACAGATTAGAGAAGTTATCAATGGATATCCTGGAAATAAAATTTTACCATTCTCAGAATTGTCATTAAATCCAAGTCAGATTACTACAAGTGCAGATGGTACGGTTGCAACAAACTTTAAGTTTAAAGCACCAGTTTACATCCAAGAAAATGTTGAGTATTGTATGGTAGTTTTAGCAAACTCTACTGATTACAATGTTTATGCAAGTAGATTAGGAGAAACTCAGTTAGGTTCTAATAGAACAATCTCACAACAGCCTTATGCTGGTGTATTGTTTAAATCACAAAACGGTTCTACATGGACAGCTGACCAACAAGAAGATTTAAAATTCAAAGTTTACAGAGCAGAATATTCTACTAATCCTGGCACCGTAACATTTGTTAACAAAGAGTTGCCTTCTAAATTATTGGGTGGCAATGCATTAAGAACAACAAATGGTTCAAATGTTATTAGAGTATTCCATAGAAATCATGGTATGCACGGACCTTCAAACAATGTAATTATCTCAGGTATTCCTAGTGGTACTTACAATGGTATACCTCATACAGAATTAAACTCTACATTTACAAGTGTAACAAATGTTACATTAGATAGTTACGATATACAAGTAACAACACTTGCTACATCAAGTGGTGATGTTGGTGGTACAGCAATTTATGCTACTGAAAATAAAGTTTTAGACTTGTTAAACTTAAATGTTCAAACAATGGAATTACCTGGTACAGAAATTGATACAACAATCAGAACAACATCTGGTCGTTCAGTACACGGTTCAGAAACAGAATTTGCCTTAACATCTTATGGTAATAGAGTTAGTGTTGTACCTAACGATAACATTTTCTTTATCACACCACAAATTGTTGCTTCACAGATTAATGAAACAAATGAAATGACAGGTCAAAAATCATTCTTTGTACAATTTACATTGTCAACTACAAATAGTAAATTATCTCCTGTAATTGATACACAGAGATGTAGTGCTATTGCAGTACAGAATAGATTAAATAATCCTTCTGTTTCGAATACACCAGACTTTATTGCTGAAACAATTTCTGCTGGCGGTTCAAGTGCAGCTGCATATGTTACTAGACCAGTTAACTTAGAAAATCCATCAACAGCATTAGATATCAGATTGTCTTCAAACATTCGTTCAAGTGCTGAGGTAGAAGTTTATTACAGAACAACATCATCAGCTGAAACTAGAGATATTAGAACATTAAACTTTATTCCGTTTAATACTGATGGTAGAGAAGATGTTGAAGTAACTCCTGCTGAAGATAATATTACATTTAAAGAGTATAAGTATAGTGCTTCTAATATAGATGAGTTTACTACTTTCCAAATCAAAATTGTGATGAAAGGTAGTATATCTTCTTATCCACCAAGAATTAAAGATTTACGAGGTATCGCTTTAGCGTTATAAGAATATGGCAAAGATAAGAGTTGAAGGATATTCAAGTTTATATAGAAATAGTGTAGGTGCAATTGTTAATGACAACAAAAGTGAATATAGACTATATTTAAAAAGATTTAAAGACAGAAATGCTCAAGTTGAAGAAATAAGAGAAGCTTGTAGAGAAATAAATACTTTGAAAGCCGAAATGTTGGAAATTAAACAATTATTGAAAGACATAGGAAACAAGAATGGCAGTTAGACAAATATTACCTACTGATACGCTAGACAGATTTAGAACGCAATTCAACGAAATGACACAAAACGATTTCGGTGATATTGCTACATTGGATCCGGCATTATCAGCTTCAACCGTTATTGGTGCAGTTAACGAATTATCGTCTGCTGTATCATCTGGTCAGGCATTCTTTATTGAAGATAATACTTCCTCAGTTCAGCAGGTCGCTGCTGGTCAAACATTACATGTTAGAGGTTCTGCTAATCAAATTAACGCAGTTGTAACCGTACCTGATACATTAACAATTAGTTTACCAGATGATGTAACTATTACACAAGATTTAACGGTAATTAGAGATATTCAAGCTAACAACAATATTACAGCTACTAACAGAGTAAATGCCGGCACATTATCACTATATGGACAAACTATTACAGATAGTTCTGGTACAATTTCTTTTGGTAGTAATATTATATACACAACTGGTACATTCCAATCAGGTGGAGCTACCGTTACAAGTTTAACTTCTACAGGTGCAGTTTCAGGTACATCTATCACAGGTACCGGTGTAATTAGTGGTACTGAATTACAAATTAATTCAAACATTGTATTCGAAGGTTCTATTAATGATACCTTTGAAACAACATTAACGGTTGCTAATCCTACAGCAGATAGAACAATTACTCTTCCAGATAGGACTGGTACCATAATTACTTCTGGTGATGTTGGTACCGTAACATCTACAATGTTAGCGGATGGCACAATTGTAAATGCCGATATTGCAAACGCAACAATTAGAGCTGCTAAATTAAATCTTTCTACAGATACTTTAGTTGTTGATACTTTACAGGCAAACGCAATCACAGGTACCGCTTCTATTGCTCAGTTAGTTAACTTAGCTGCCAACAATACAGCAAACGAAGTTGTTTATTTGACATTTGCTGACGGACCTTCAGGTAACCAATCATTAGAGACAGATACAGATTTAACTTATAATCCTAGTACAAACATTTTAACAACAACAGCTTCTCAAGCTCAATATGCCGACTTGGCAGAATATTACTCAGCTGATGTGGAATACGCACCAGGAACCGTTGTAATGTTCGGAGGTGACGAAGAAGTTACTATTGCAGACAAAGACACTAAGAAAGTTGCAGGCGTTATATCTACTAATCCTGCTTATGTTATGAATGGCAATTTATTAAAATCGGATGCAATTTCAGTTGCAGTTGCTTTACAAGGTAGAGTACCATGTAAAGTTATCGGTAAAATTAATAAAGGCGACATGATTGTTTCTGCTGGTAACGGTTTAGGTATGGCAAGTGATAACCCACAGCTCGGTCAAGTAATCGGTAAAGCGTTAGAAAATTACAATTCAGAAAACGAAGGAACTATCGAAGTAGTGATTGGCCGTCTGTAATAAATAGTTACAGATATGATGAGATACGATTTAATTGATGAATTGTATAGATATGACAAATACGAATCCGGTCAAATTTATATAATAGATAGTGAAGGCAAAGACCACACAGCAAAGTCTTTGTTCTCTTATGGTCAATGGTTAAAAGAATGGAAATGGCAAATCGTCAAAGCTGAAGGCCTTGAAGACACAGACATTCCTAAAAGAATTAATTTCCAACACAAAGTAAAAAACATTCACCTCTTCTATCACGGAGTTGAAGGTTTATCATTTAAAGAACATTCAGATGATATTGATGTTTACTTATATGTAGATTGTGGTAAAAAATATGTACATATGAATGATAATGTGTACACGATATCAAAAGGTGAGGGCATACACATACCAAAAGGTGTTATGCATAAAGTAGAAAGTGAAAAGGATACTTGGGCACTAAGTATAGGTTATTATGAATAGAATGATTTATGTAAAGACAACTGAAACTTGTCAATTGAATTGCAAACATTGTTTTACAAATGGTATCAATGGTGCCAAAATTTATTTCAATCCTCAAAAAACTGCTGATTGGGTAAAACGATTACACGCTGAAGCATACAAAGAAAAAGACACCATGCATTTTGAATTTCATGGAGGTGAACCTTTTTTAGCACCAATCTCACATATGCAGTTGTTTTATAAAGAAACAAAAGATTTGTGGCCTAATTCAACATACGGCATTACAACCAATCTAGTATTAAAACTTACAGACGAACATATGGACTTTATCAAAGGTCCTTTAAATAGTCGTATTGGTACAAGTTGGGATCCTAAGATACGATTTGAAAATAGAAAACAAGA